AGCTGTGTCGTCAAGCACATCAGCGGCGAGAACTCCGTTATCCAGTTCAACAGCTATGACCAGGGGCGCAGCAAGTGGCAGGCCGATACAGTTGATGGCGTGTGGATGGACGAAGAGCCACCGCAGGCCATCTACTCCGAAGCACTGACACGTACTAACGCCACCGGCGGAATCGCGTTTGTGACGTTCACTCCGCTCATGGGTATGTCCGATGTAGTGCGTCGGTTCTTGCTGGATAAGCCTGACGGTACGACAGTCACTAACATGACGGTGCACGACGTCGAGCACTACACGACCGAAGAGCGTGATCGGATCATTGCCAGTTATCCGGAGCATGAGCGCGACGCGAGAACCAAGGGCATACCGTCAATGGGATCTGGCCGGGTGTTCCCCCTGGCCGAAGAGGCGGTGTCGATAGCGCCGTTCCAGATACCCGCACACTGGCCGAGAATCGTCGGCATCGACTTTGGTATCGACCACCCAACCGCAGCAGTCTGGCTCGCTTGGGATCGTGACACCGATACGCTGTACGTCACTGACACTTACCGGGTTAAAGATACCGGCATTGTCACCCACTCTGCTGCTATCCGCTCCAGGGGAGACTGGGTGCCGGTAGCCTGGCCGCATGACGGCCTGCAGCGTGATAAAGGATCAGGCCAACAGCTGGCCGTGCAATACAAGGCGCAAGGGCTGTCCATGCTCAAAGACCGCGCAACATTCGAGGATGGCAGCAATGGCCTGGAAGCAGGTGTTGCCCAGATGCTGGAGCGAATGCAGACCAGACGTCTGCGCGTGTTCAGTCACCTGAGCGAGTGGTTCGAGGAGTTCCGCCTGTACCACCGCAAGGATGGCCTCATTGTCGCCAAGATCGACGACCTGCTTGCCGCTACTCGCTATGGTATGATGATGCGCAGGCACGCTAAAACCCAATCAGAAGCATCGTCCAGAGGGTTCTCCGCACCGGTGATCCCCTTCGACGTTTTCGACCCAGTGACAGGATACTGACATGCAGACACCCGAAGAGCTTGAACAGGCCGACAACACTGAGCGCGTCACTCGCCTGCAATCCTTTGGTCAGACACTTGGTCGGCAGAGAGATCAGTGGATACGCGCTCGGTACGCCCTGGGCGTCGATAAGCGTTGGGTGGAAGACGAAGACCAGTACAACAGCAAAGACAACGTAAACCGCGCAGCGTCGCAGATGATGACCAGTGTTGAGCAGGGCTACCCGGTCACCACCCAGCACGCCAAAGCGCACAGATCCACAGTGTACATCGGCCTCACACGGCAGAAGACCAACGCTGCTGAGGCGCGCATAGCAGACATATTGATTCCCACCGATGATCGGAACTGGGGCATCAAGCCAACACCAGACCCCACGATCAGCGAGCTGATCCGTGACAAGCAGATTGCAGTAGACCCGACATCTGGCCAGCCTGTTACCGATCAGGAAGGTAACCCGGTGCCCATGAAGATGGTTGCCCGAGCGATAATGCGTGACGCTGCTGAAAAGGCAAAGGCCATGCAGCTGGAGATCGAAGACCAGCTGACTGAGTGCGACTACCTCGGCGAACTGCGTAAGGTTATCCACGATTCGGCTAAGCTTGGCACCGGCGTGCTCAAAGGTCCTATTGCGATGAACCGCACGCGCAAGGCCTGGAAAGAGATCGTTGACCCGGCTAACGGGGAAAGCGTCCAGGCGATGATCATCGTCGATGAGGAAGGCCCTGCAAGCTGTCACCTTGATCCGCGCAACGTGTTCCCTGATCCAGGCTGCGGCACTAACGTGCAGAACGGCAAAGGCGTATACGAGCGAGAAGAGATGACGTCCAGGCGAGTCAGAGATCTGGCTAAGCAGCCGGGTTACTTGTCCGACCAGTTACGTAAAGTGCTGGAGGAAGGACCTAAGCGCAGCCGCGCGATGCAAGAGATCCGAGACGAAGAGCTAAGAGACATTGCCGAAGACCTGTACGAGCGCTGGGAGTACACCGGCGAAGTCGATTACGAAGACCTGGCAGCAGCAGGTATCAAGCTGCCCGAGAAGGACGTGCTCCAGGCGATCAGTGCGACAGTGGTCATGATCAACGACACTGTCGTCAAAGCGTTCCTGAATCCACTTGAGGACGGGTCACTGCCTTACGACTTCTTTGTGTGGGAGAAGGCTGGCAACACAGTCTGGGGCTACGGCGTGCCGTACCTGATGCGTGCCCAGCAAAGAGTGCTCAACGCCGCCTGGCGCCAGATGATGGACAACTCAGGCGTGACCAGTGGTCCCCAGATCGTCGTCAAACCGAGCGTCATCCAGCCAGCTGACAAGCAGTGGCAGTTATCCTCGCGTAAGATCTGGTACGCCACAGATGACCTGGACGATGTGCGCAAGGCGTTCGCGTCCTTTGAGTTCAACAGTCACCAGGCTGAGCTGGCCAACATCATTGAGATGGCGATGGGTCTGGCAGATGCTGAGACCGGCGTGCCGACGTTGATGCAAGGCGAGAAGGGCACAGCGCCTGACACGGTTGGCGGCATGCAGATGCTGATGACCTCGGCTAACGTTGTACTTAAACGCCTGGTCAAGCAGTTCGACGACATGGTGACCAAGCCGCACATCCGTCGATACTACGACTGGAACATGCTGTACAACGAAGACAGTTCCATCAAAGGCGACTTCTCAGTTGACGCCCGAGGCAGCTCAACGCTGGTCGTGCGAGACATCCAGAACCAGGCGTTCCTGCAGCTGTTGGCTGCTGGCGCTAACCCGATATACGGCAAGTACCTGGACTCTAAAAAGCTATTTGAGCGAGCACTCCAGGCGCAGCACATCGACCCGTCGGAAGTGTTTAAGACTGACGAGCAGATAGAGCAGATTGAAGAGGCGGAGCGTCAGGCCGCACAACAAGGCCAGACCGAAGACCCGCGCATTGCAGCGGCTAAGATCCGGGCGCAGACAGACCTGCAGCGCGTCCAGGCACAGAACGAAGGCGACAAGGTGGAGCTGAACACCAGGCTGCAGATCGCTCAGCAGCAGATACTTGCACGCCGGGAAGAGCGGGCGCAGATGATTGAGCTGGAAATGTTGAAGATGGCCAACGCGCAGAACCTTAGCCTGGAGCAGATCAAGGCGAAGCTGGGCGATACGGCGATTAAAGAGCGCAGCAAACAGAGCCTGTTCGCTGCAGAGCGTAGACTGAAGATGCAGATGGGCAGCGGAATATAGCCATGGCCAAGGGTGTTATCAGAAGCGAGATGAAGTGTAACGCGCCACGCTCGACGCCAGACCACGCGACTAAGAGCCACGTGGTCAAGGCGTGTGAAGGCGGCAAGGAAAAAGTAATCCGGTTTGGACAGAAGGGGGTCAAAGGATCTCCGGACGGTTCGGCCAGGAACAAGGCATTCAAGGCCAGGCACGCCAAGAATATTGCAAAGGGTAAGATGAGCGCAGCCTACTGGGCTAACAAGGTGAAATGGTGAAACCAGGACTGTACGCAAACATCCACGCCAAGCGTGCGAGAATTAAACAGGGTAGCGGTGAGAAGATGCGCCAGCCTGGCGAGAAAGGTGCGCCAACAGCTAAGGCGTTTAAGCAGGCCGCTAAAACAGGCTTGATCAGAAAAGCGATGACGTCAAACTATTAAGAGGACACGAAAATGGCAGTAGTTCAATTCAGCTCTATCCGGGACGGCGCAATCGTTGTGACCTGGCCTACTCTTGGCGGCACGGACAGTGGCGCGCCTTTTCGTTTGCCAGCAGCCTGTGACTTGACGTTCCAGGCGGGCGGCACCTTTGGTGGAGCGACGTGCACCCTACAGGGGTCAAACGACGGCACAACGTGGGACACGCTGACCCAGCGAGGCGGCACGGGTAACGCTGGGCACGGCGGATCTTTTCCGATGGCCTACACCGACGCAAGCGTGCACACCGCCAACGAGACGCCGCTGTTTGTCCGCCCCATTAATTCTGGCGGCTCGGAAAGCAGCATTACGGTTATTTTGGCTGCGTTCCCGACCTACGCCAAGACGGGGTACTGATCGTGAGCAAACACGCTGGCATGATGGTATCGATGGTGTTTGTTGCCCGTGACCTGGCTCACCGGCAGCACCTGCGCACAGGCTCGTATGCTGAGCATGTGGCGCTGGGTGCATTTTATGAGGGGATCATCCCTCGGGTCGACGGATTCGTTGAGGCGTACCAAGGGCAGTTCAATGAACTGCTGGATATCTCCCTGGGCGACAATGAATTTGAAGGATCAATCGATGAGATCCTTGAGCAGCAGATGGCCTGGATCGAAGATAACCGGGAGAAGATATGCCCCAGGAAAGAGTCAGCACTGAACAACGAACTTGATACGGTTGTGAATCTGTACCAGACCACACTGTATAAGCTGCGGTTCTTGGCTTGACCTTCTCAAAGCATGTCTCTACCATAGATGTCAACTATCAAAACATAGGAAACGATAGAATTGATTAATCTGCCGCCAGCTGAATGGTCCAAGGTTGAGGCCTGGGCTAACAAAGAACTAGACAGCGTGCGCGTGAAGAACGATTCAATTGGTCTATCGGCAGAGGAGACGGCCGCGTATCGCGGAGAGATCCGTCTTCTCAAAAGAATAATCGACTTGCCCAAAAAGGCGACTCGAGAAGTGGAGGCACCGCCGACGTCATTCTGACATCGCCGGGCCAGTTAGAGGTGGTTAAAGCCACCCAATGACGAGATGACGGAGATACAAAGTGGCAAATGATGAAATGTTGAGCGCGCAAGACGCGCAAAAGGCGTGGGATGAGGAAGCTAACCGAACGGACCCAGTAGATCTGGCTCCTGAGACGCAACCAGAACCTGAGCCTGTTCTTGAACCAGACGATCCATTTGCAGGGTTGCCCCCGGCATTGATGGAGAAACTTAACAAGATCGACGATCTTCAAAGAGCCAACGAGGATCTCAAGAACCACGTTAAAGCAGCTGAAGGTCGAGTGGCCGCATGGCAGCGCGAACGGGAACAACAACGTCAGCAAGCCGAAATTGTTGCACCTACGAAAGCTGAAGTGAGCACGGCCAGTGCAAACCCGGAAAAGTGGAATCAGCTTAAAGATGATTTTCCTGAATGGGCTGAGGCAATGGAAGAGTACGTCTCTTCTCGCGTAGGACAGAATGCACAGGGTGTTTCGCCAGATCAAATAAATGCTTTGATCGAGCAGCGCACTGAGCAGATCCGTAACGAAACGAGAGAAGCCGTTGAGTACGCCAAGTTAGAGACGAAGCATGAGGATTGGAAGGAAACGGTCAACAGCCCAGAGTTTTTGAGCTGGATGAACACCCAACCGGTCAACGTGTACAACCTTATCGACAGCCCCAAAGCTGCCGACGCTGTTAAGGTGCTCGATCTTTACAAGAGCGCGACGAAGACTCCGACGCTGTCTACAGTTGATCAGATTAAAAGTCAGCGTAAGGCTACGCTTTCCAACGCATTATCGACCAAACCCGGAGTGCCAAGACAGTCTAAGACCATTGACTCGATGACACCGGAAGAACTTTGGAACTACGAAGCCAGGCAGCTTAAGAAACGTCAAGAGCAGCAGGGTTTTTAACAAACTATCATAGGAGATTTGCCAAATGGCAATTCAAAATTACGGTACAGTCGCGTCGCGTAACCTTATTCGCGCCGCTCAAGGTATGCTCGAACACGCACAACCCATCACAGTGCTTGGTGACTTCGGTACCCAGCGCGAAATGCCGATGAACAGCACTGACACGCTGGTCTTCCGTCGCACGCTGCCGTTTGGCGCGTCTGCTGTTGGCACCACGATCGAAGGCTCACAGCGTTATGCTGGCACGCCTAACATCGACGCTACCAACTTCGTACTTGCTGAAGGCGTAACGCCGAACAGCAACACAATC